GTTGTCATAGGTTGGGGTGCCTACGTAAAAAATTCTTTTGGTTTTTCGAAACGAGGTTGCCGAGATGGAGCGCAAAAAACGGCCGGGGCATCTGACGCGATATGCAAAGCACGCCGGGATTTCTAAGCCTGCCGCTGCAGAGCAGCTCGGGCGTGTCGGGATCGATTACATGCAGCCATTCGATTTTGAGGAAGCCGATCGCCGGCGGCAGGCGATGCGCCATGCCGATCGCACCAAGTTTGCCAAGCCTATCTATCTCCCAGGCGAGTCCTATTCGGATGCGTCATCGTCGGATTCTGAATGCTCCGGTGAGCCGCCGAAGAATCCGGTATTTGCGGAAATCCAGGCGCGGAAGGAGCACTTCAAGGCCGAGCTTGCGCGATTGGAATATGAGCAGGCGATCGGGAAGTTGGTCGAACGGGAGCAGGTTGAGGCTGAGGCCTATCGGATTGCGCGGCTGATCCGCGACGGCGTGTTTAACGTCGTGTCGCGGCTCGAAGGGCTGCTGGCGGCCGAAACGGATCAGCGAAAGGTGCGCGAACTCCTCGAGAAGGAGTTCCGCCAGGTGCTCGATGTCCTCGCCGATCGCGTGGCATGTCAGGCGGCATGAGCGGACTTCATCGACGACAATATCTCAAACTCTCCGTGGCAGCATCGCGGCGCTGGCCATCGCGCATCGGGTCTGGTGTTTGCTCCTGTTGCAGCGTATGACGACAACATGAGCACGACGATCGAATGGACGGACGTGACGTGGAATCCGATCCGTGGCTGCTCGCTGGTCAGTGCGGGCTGCCAGAATTGCTACGCAATGCGGCAGGCGCATCGGTTTGCACGGCCGGGGCAACCCTACGAAGGCCTGACCGAACTGGGTCCGCATGGGCCGCGCTGGACGGGGCAGATTCGCCTGGTGCCCAAGCTGCTGGACGCGCCGCTGCATTGGAGGACGCCACGTCGGATCTTCGTCAATTCGATGAGCGATTTGTTCCATGAGGAAGTACCGGATGAGTTTATCGATCAGGTGTTCTCGGTGATGGCCTCTGCCGCTCGTCATATGTTTCAGGTGTTGACGAAACGACCTGAACGGATGCGGCAGTATTGTTTGAGCCGCGCTGTGATGCCCAGGGAAATGTTTCCTCGCTTGATTCACCGATACATGGACCTTGATCGCAGTGTTGAATGGACGAAAACATGGCCCTTGCCGAATGTCTGGCTCGGCGTCTCGGTGGAGGATCAACACACTGCCAATGAGCGCATTTCACTCTTGTTGCAGACGCCCGCGGCGGTGCGCTGGATTAGTGCTGAGCCGTTGCTCGGCCCCATCAGCTTCCGTGCCTGTTTAAATCGCCTTGACTGGGTCGTCGTTGGCGGCGAATCGGGGTCGCGCGCACGGCCCTGCGACGTGGACTGGATTCGCTCGATCGTGCAGCAATGTCAGAAGGCCAATGTTCCGGTACTGGTGAAACAGTTAGGCGCCTATATCGTGGACCGAAACGATGCTGGCTTCGAGGGTGATACCGAGACCAGTTGGCCGATGGATACCTACCTCGACGATCCGCTGAATGATTGGAGTTACCAAAGCGCAGCCATTCGCCTCCGATTGCGCGATCGTAAGGGCGGCGATCCCGCGGAATGGCCGCAGGATATCAGAGTGAGAGAGTACCCGCGATGACCAGCTCAAATTGTTGCCATCTCACACGAATGAACTGCCACAACATGACGCTGATGGGAGGCCAGCCTGGTGCGATTTGTATCTTTTGCTTTGTGGCCTGGTACGAGGAAGGGCTCACGCAGGACGATGCGATCCGCCGACGGTCCATTGCTCTGCGCGAGGAAGGATGGGTGTGATGAACTGGATCACGCTGCCGTTCCGCTCGCAGTTTCAAGCCGCGATGCTGGCCGGCGTGAAGACGTACACCTGCCGCTCGAAGCCCTACGGTCGTCCTGGTGATCGGTTTCGGCGGTTTGGCGCGGTATTTGAGCTGATACGAGTGTGGGAAACGACCTTGGAGGACGTCGCCACCAATTACTACCGGCAGGAAGGATGTGCCTCGCCGCTGGAATTCGTGGGGATCTGGAACGAGATTCATCCGCGCCGGCGGTTCATTCCATCTGACCGGAAATGGTTGCACGAGTTTGTCCGGGTGCCCGATAGGCCTCCGGTGAACGGACGTGCGCAATGTGAGGATCGATGACCTCAGCCGCTCTCACCGGTCCGGCATGCTATTGCGCGGCGTTTGCCAGGGGGCTGCGGCCGGATCCCTTGCAGACGATCGATGAATGGGCGGATGCGCACATCCAGCTGCCCAGCTATGTCGCCGAGCCGGGTCAATGGCGGACGAGCCGCACGCCGTTCCTGCGCGAAATTATGGTCTGCCTGTCGCCGTCGCATCCCTGCCAGGAAGTCATTTTCATGAAATGCGTCCAGATTGGCGGTACGCAAATCGCCACGAACTGGATGGGCTTCATCATCGCGCGCGCCCCCGGGGCGATGCTCGCGTTCGAGCCGACGAAAGAACTCGCGAAGAAACTTTCGGAAGAGAAATTCGATCCCATGGTCGAGCTCTCGCCTGCCCTGCAGGGCAAGGTAAAAGATTCCCGCTCGCGCGACAGCGGCAATAATATCTTCCGGAAGAAGTTCCTTGGCGGGTTTCTGAATTTCATCGGTTGCAACAGCGCCGTCGGAATGCGCTCGACGCCGGCGCGGTATGTCCTCGTGGACGAGGTCGACGGCTGCCCGCTCGATGTGAACGGCGAAGGCCATCCGGTCGATCTCGCCGAAAAGCGGACTGCCACGTTCGCCCGCCGGAAGATCTTTCTCGTCTCCACGCCGCTCGAAGCGGACACCAGCCGCATCGAGCCTGAATATGCCGCCGGCAGCCGCGGCCGCTATCATGTCCCGTGTCCCTTCTGTGGGCACGAGCAGCATCTGCAGTGGGGGCAACTCGTCTTCACCTTCGACGGCGCGGCGGATCCCTCGCGCGCGGCCTATCGCTGCGCCGGTTGCCAGGCGCTGATCCCGGAGCGATACAAGGAGCAGATGCTCGCGCTCGGGCGGTGGATTCACGACGATCCCGACAATCCTGTCCGCTCATTTCATATCAATGCACTCTATCAGCCCTATGGTTGGCAGTTGTCGTGGGCGACCCTCGCGCGCGAGTGGTGCGAAGCGACGGAGAAAGCCAAGACTGGCGATGTCCGACAACTCAAGACGTTCATCAATACGATTCTTGCTGAGACCTGGGAAGAGAATGGTGAAAAGGCCGATCATAGTCAGCTCTATCAGCGGCGGGAAGTCTACGACGCGGCCTGCCCTGCCGGCGTGCTGGTGCTGACCGCCGCCGTCGATCTGCAGGACAACCGCATCGAAGCTGAAATCGTCGGGTGGGGCGTGGGCGAAGAAAGCTGGTCGATCGAGTATCGCGTCTTTCCCGGTAGCCCGGCGCAGCCGCAAGCCTGGTCAGACCTGACGGAATGGTTATCGCGCCCGCGCGCGCATGCCTTGGGAATCGCTCTCCGCGTCGAATGCGTGGTCGTCGATACCGGCGGCCATCATACCAAAGAAGCCTACTGGTACGTGCGGCGATACCGCGGCCGGTGCTATGCGCTGAAGGGCAGCAATCAGCAAGGATCCCCGCTGGTGCCGCCCAGGCCTACCACGCCGCATGGCGCGTCCGTGCATCTGTACCATGTCGGCACCGTGGCGGCCAAGGATACGATCTTCCCCCGGCTGGCGTTGGCCGATCCGGGCCCTGGCTACTGTCATTTTCCTCTGGCCAAGGAGTACGACGAAGAGTATTTCCAGCAACTGGCCGGTGAAGAGAAGCGAAACAAGTACGATCGCGGAGTCTTGGTCGGGTACTACTACAAAAAAATTCGCGCCCGCAATGAAGCACTCGATCTCAAGGTCTACAATCTCGCGGCCGTGGCCCTCTTAAATCCGAATTGGGAGGCGCTGGCGAACAACATGATGCCGCCTGCGCAGATGGAATTGCCACCGTCTCCGGCGCCGCGGGACCCCTGGGCGCAGCGTACGCCGCCCCGCGTGCCGGCGCCTGTCGAGTCGGCGTCCGGGCGGCCGCGCCAACCGGGCCGTGGTGGGTGGATGAATCGTCGGTGAGCCGTGCCATGGAATAATCGCCGCACCAGATGGATTACGCCGCCGCGCGCGCCTTCGCCGCCGGCCAGACGAACGACTCGGCCGGTGCCGCCAGCCGCTGCGCCGGCCATCCTGGCCATCCCGCTGATTCCCTCCTTCAGCCCTGCGGCCATTGCCGCGCTCCTCCAGGTGTATCGCTCCAATGTGCATTATTGGCTGGTGGCAGGAAAGCTGGAGAGCTTTACCGATAACATTGGCGACCGCTATGTGCCGCGCGCGGAATTGGTGCGATTTGTGCGGGAATTTTTAGCGCGCCCCGTCGACGAGTAAGGCGTGTTTTTGAACGGCGGTACAAACTACCATCTTGCTGTCGCGCCTGCAGACTGATAGTGGATGGTGACAAGATATGGAACTCCCGCATTGGGCTGAAGAGCAGATTGCGCGACTGGCGTCGGACTTCACGGGCCAGATTGTCATTGAATGCTGGCAAGGCGGCGTGTCCCGCGTGGATATGACGGCTCGCCATCTCGCGCCCAAGCCGTCGGAGCCCGTGCGCCGCGCCCTGAGCTAGAGAGTTCCCCGGCTCGTTCGGATACCCCGAAGGCCACAGTTGAGGGCGAATGCCCTCGGCGGTGGCCTGTGTTGTATGTGGAGTCACATGGCCGAACCGACTCTCGCAGAAATGCTGACGAACGTGCGGACGGCGATCAATACCGCCCTCCTCAACGGCGGCGTCACACGCTGGGCCATCAATGGGCGCGAGCAACAAGTCGATCTCGAATTTCTGGAACGTGTCGAAAAGAGTTTACTTGCGCGTCAGGCGTCGGGGAACTCGTCCGGCGCGAGCCACACCTTCGCCGCATTCACGAGGCGTCCGTCATGAGCGCCCTGCGTGAGATTCCGCGCGTGTCATTGACGCGACTGGAGCGCGCCGGGGCCTATTTGGACGCCGCGATCAGTGTGATTGCCCCACGGTGGGGCTTGCAACGGTTGCAGGCTCGCGCCAGCACGAAGCTGTTCAGCTCCTATCGCGGGGCCGACAAATCTCGGTTACGCGGCGATTGGTCCGCTCTCGGGGGCAGTGCCGACGCGGATTTACTCTGGGACCTCCCGACTCTCCGCCAACGATCCCGTGATCTCAACCGCAATGATGCCCATGCGAGCGCCATTACTGGCACCATCGTCGCCAATGTGGTCGGAACCGGGTTGCGGCCACAGAGCCGGCCCGATGCCGAGGCGCTTGGGGTGTCACCGGAGGACGCGGTGCAGTTCGCCCGTCGGGCTGAGCGTGCCTGGCGGCGCTGGTGCGTCACGGCCGATAGCCAAAATCGCATGGATTTCTGCGAAATTCAGGCGCTCGTAAAGCGACAGATTCTCGAAAACGGCGAAGTATTTATTTTGCCGCTCATGGTCAAAAATGACGCCGCGCGGCGGTACGCCTTGGCCCTCGAAATCATCGAAGCGGATCGTGTGAGTACGCCGCCCGGGCAATCGGGTCCGAGAATGCGGGACGGGATTGAACTGGGTGCGCGCGGCGAGCCGATTGCGTATTGGATTCGGATGCGGCATCCCGGCGATGCGTCGCTGGGGGCCGTCAGCAGCGGGGGCGCGCAGGAGTGGGTGCGGTATCCGGCGGTGAATCGCGCGGGCCGGAAAAACGTGTTGCATCTCTATGCGGTGAAACGGCCCGGTCAGTCTCGAGGCGAACCGTTTTTTGCCCCCGTGCTGTCGGCCTTCAAGGATTTGGCGGATTTCATGGAAGCCGAAATCGTGGCGGCGCGCGTGGCGGCCTGTTTTACGGCATTTGTCACGAAAGCTGATCCCGTCTCCTATACCGGCGGCCTGACGGAGACCGATGCGGCGGGCAATAAACTCGAAAGTCTCGAACCGGGCATGATGCGCTATCTCGCACCGGGGGAAGCAATCACGTTCGGCGATCCGAAGCGCCCCAGTGGCGCATTTGAGCCGTTCGTGCTCGCGGTGCTGCGGAGTATTGGCGCGTCGTTGGGGTTGCCGCTGGAATTGGTCCTGAAAGATTTCTCCCGCACGAATTATTCGAGTGCCCGCGCCGCGTTGTTGGAAGCCCGCCGGTATTTTCGCGGAGATCAGCAATGGTTGGCGTCGCGCCTGTGTCAGCCGTGTTGGGAATGGGTGTTGGAAGAAGCCTGGTTGCGCGAAGATGTGCCATCGGTCGATCTCGTTGGCGATCAGCGAGAGGACTGGCTGCGCGCTTCCTGGATTACGCCGGGCTGGGGCTGGGTCGATCCGGTGAAAGAAGTCGAATCGTCGAGGCTGGCGATTGAGGCGGGGCTCTCGACCCTGGCTGATGAATGCGCGGCCCAGGGCCGCGATTGGGAAGATGTGCTGGTCCAGCAGCAGCGTGAGCAGCAGAAGCGCGAAGATCTTGGGCTCACGATGCCGCCTGCTGGCAGGGCCACACCTGACCTGCCTGTGACGAACGACGTTGAATCTGAGGATGAGGACGCTGCGCCAGTCCTGACAGAGGAGTCGGCATGACGAATTTTTTGGACCTGATCGACGAAACGCTCGAATTGGGCCTGACCGCAGAAACGCGCTGGTTCCGTGCGGATGTCTCGCGTGGGCTGGAATTGCGGGACGGGCATCCACAAGTGGATCGTGAGGCTGGGATCATTACGGGCTATGCCGTCCTCACGAAAGGCCCCGCGCTGGGGCATCATGTACAGATCGACGACACGACACTGGAGCAGGTAGTCACACTCGGCAACGCTACCACGCTCGGCATCAAATCGCGGTTCGATCATCCGAACGCCAGCAACACTTCGATGGGCACCTTTCTAGGGCGGACGAAGAACTTCCGCCGCGTGGGGGATCGCGTGCTCGCGGATCTGCATTTGAGCAAATCCGCGAAAGAGGCTCCGCAGGGCGATCTCTACACCTATGTGCTCGGCCTGGCCGAGCGGGACCCGTCTGCCTTCGGAGCCTCGATCGTGTTCGAGGGCGAGCAAGAATATCTCACGGGGCCGAACGGAGAACGGACGAAAGATGCAACAGGACAACCGCTGCCGGGTCTCGCGCGCGTGACGAAATTGCTCGCGTCTGATGTCGTGGACGAGCCAGCCGCGAATCCCGACGGCTTCTTTCAGCATGGTTCCAGTCTCGCCAGCAAAATCACCGCATTTCTCAACCGCTGGGCGCAGCAGTCGCTGTTGCCTCAGCTTCGGGCCGGGATGGCCCTTTCTCAACCATCGGAGGTTTCCATGCCAGATGCAACGGCAACGATTACGCAAGCACAGGTCGAATTGGCCCGCGCCGAGGGCCAGCGTGAGGGACAACAGGCTGAGCGCGCGCGCGTCGCGGCGGTACAGAAGGCGTTTACCGCGGTGTGGGGCGACGCGGCGCCAGCCGAGGAGCGCACGGTGCTTGATGGCTGTCTCGCGCTGGGCGCAGCGGCGGAGGACGCCGAGAAAACCTTCAAGTTGCGGAAGCTCGCGCAGCTCGCCGCTGCCGCGCCGCCTAGCGCGGGCGGGGGAGAGGATAGGACCGCCGAGAAACAAATTGACCTCTCAGCCTTGCCGCTTGAGGAGCGCGTCAAGGCCGAATGGGAGCAGAACCTCAACGGCCTGCGCGACGAGTTCGCTGCGATGGGGGCGTATCTGGCTTTCGCGCGGGCGCAGGCCGCCGGGCAGGTCAAGATTTTACAGAAGTAGCAAACGAGGAGAACTCACCGGCCCATGAGGGACCAACGAGGAGGATGAACCATGTCGACATTGGCAGCAGACAGTGTACGGATTCAGGAAATTGGTGAGCGCAATCAGTACCCGGTGATTGCCTCGGACATTATTTATGAGGGGGCCGCCGTGGGGCTGGTGGATGGCACCGGCCATGCGCGCCCACTCAATGCGGCGGATCGTTTCGTCGGGTTTGCGAACAAGCGGGCGGACAACAGTGCGGGCGCGGCAGCGGCGATCCTCGTGCAAGTGGTCGAGCAGGGCAAGGTGCAACTGTCTGTCTCTGGCGCGGTGATTACCGACGTGGGGCAGCCCGTCTATGCGACGGACGATGACACGTTCGTGTTTTCGCCGGTCGGGGGCGTGTTCATCGGCTACGTGTCGCGGTTCGTGAGTGCGGGCGTGGTCGTGGTCGCGTTCAACTATCGCTGGGCCGATCCCTACGGCGGCTATGTCCACGAACTGAAAGGCACGACGTACACCGTCGATGCCGAGGATGCGGGCAAGTGGATCTGGTGTGACACCGATAACAGTGTCATCACGCTCCCTGCGGTGGAGGGCATTGCGGGCCTGCGCATCGGCAACATTGCGGCGTTCGGCGCGGCGAAGGTGAGCGTGGACCCGGCGGCTGCCGACATGATCGAAGGGCCGGACATTACAGCCGCCGATAACAAGGACATCATCAACACCAAGGCGACGGCGCGGCGTGGCGATTTCATCGAGCTGGGCAACGGCGACGCGAACGGATGGAGCATCACGAAGAAGCGGGGCATCTGGGCACGCGAGGCCTAGCGGCGCGGTTGGCGCATTCTTTCACTGACCGATAAAGGAGGACGCAACTATGGGGGCATCAGGACTAGGGAGCCGGGCGATTATCGGCACCTTCTACGAGACGTTGGAACAGGCGATCGGCTCAAGCTGGTTGATGCGCCTGGCGATGGAGTTCACATCGGATCAGGAAAGCGAAACCTACAAATGGCTGGGCCAGTCACCGGCCATGCGCGAGTGGATCGGGGGCCGCCAGCCGAAAGGGCTGCGCGAAAACGGCTTGACGATCGTCAACAAAACGTTCGAGGCGACGTTGAACGTGCTCGTCGACGATCTGCGCCGGGATAAGACCGGCCAGATTCTGCTGCGCATCCGCGAAATGGCGGATCGCGTGGCCGCGCATCCGATGTCGTTGATTTCGACGCTCATCAATAACGGAGCGTCGGCCACCAACGGCCTCGCCTACGATGGGCAGTATTTCTTCGACACGGACCACAGTGAGGGAGCCAGCGGGACGCTCAAGAACGCGCTCACCTCCAGCGAAGTGGGGGCGCTGAACGTCAGCGCGCCGACGGCACCGACGGCGAACGAAATGGCCGACTGCATTCTCGGCGTCCTGGCGTATTTCTATACCTACAAGGACGACCAGGGCGAACCGCTGAACGAACTGGCGAAATCGTTCGTCGTGATGGTGGCCCCTGCCATGTGGGGCGCTGCGCAGGCGGCGGTCAGTGCGAATCTGCTGAATACCGGCTCCGGCGGGCGTGACAACCCGCTGCTGAAGATGCCTGGCATCAGCATTGATGTGGTGCCGAATGCGCGGCTCACGGCGACGGACAAGTTCTATATGTTCCGCACGGATGGCCGGGCCAAGCCGTTCATTCTGCAGAACGAGGAGCCCGTGAGTGTCAGCGCCGTGGCGGAAGGTTCTGAGCATGAATTCCTCAACAACGAGCACCTCTATGGCGTCAAGGCGATCCGAAACGTCGGCTATGGCCTCTGGCAGCATGCGATTCAGGCGACGTTGAGCTAGCCTCTCGTGCGAGTGAGTCCGGGTAGTCTCTACAGGCTACCCGGCATCAGAAAGGACCGATCATGCGACGTGATGAGTTGCGCGCGCTGGCAGCAGCGGCGGTGGTCTTGACGCAGGACGCGATCGACGCACAGGGGCGACGCTGTGCCGCTGGGTCTCAGATCGCGCCGCAGGTGGACGGGTGGCCCGTCCATCGGGTGATGGCCCATCTGCAACAGGGGATGGCGGAGCCGATGAAACCGAAAGCCGTAGCGGCAGTGCATGAGGTGCCGACGTCAGCATCGCCAGCGGCAGTGAGCGAGCCCACACGAGCGAAGCGCGCGCGGGAACGATAATGGCTCACTCTGTCGATCTGGTGGCGAGGCTCGGTGGCGAGCCGATTACCTACGAGCCGCACGGCGGCGTGCCGAGGCAGTTCATGGCCATTGTGGAACGGCGACCGACGCAGGTGCAAGAGGGACGCGGGCTCGCCTATCCGGTGAATACGATCGAAGTGCTCATTCCCCGCGATGCGACCGACGGCGTGCTCGCGATCCTGACGAGACAAGATCGGCTGCGGTTCAAAAAAACGCTGAGCGACCGTGAGGAGACCGTGTTTACGGTGCAGACGGTGCAACAAGAGGACGCGGGCCTGATCGCCGGGGACGGCGGGATGTTCCGCGTGTGGGTGCAGGCATAATGCCCTCGTTGGAAGCCGTCAATCTTAAGGAATTGCAGCAGGCGTTCGAGGAGGCGCCGGAATTGACGACGCGCTACGTCAAGGGCGAACTCAGCCGGTTTGCACGCCGGGTGCGCCGAAAAACCATCAGGGAGCGGATGAGTGGACGGCCTGGCATCGAGGGCGGGCAGTTTACGCGCGGCAAGCACGTCCAAGGATTTGCCACAGGGTCAGAGCTTGCGACGCTCAAGGCGGTCAATAAGATTTCCCGCATTCTCCGGGTCCATGAGGAAGGCGCGGTGATTACGCCCCGCGCCGCCGGTTGGCTCTATCTCAGTCGCAAGTCGGGCCAGGCGGGTCAAGGCCGGATTTTTGCGCGGGTGAAATCTGTGACGATTCCCGCACGATTGGGCTTTGAGGCGCTCTGGCGGCGCGAAGTACCGGACGGCCAGCGACGGATTGCCGATGCGATGGCCCGGGCCATGCGCGTCTCGATGGAACGACGCATGAAGGCGATCACCAGCACGATCCAGCGCATTGTGGATTGACACATGGCGGACAGTGTGCGCGAACAGATCATGAAGCATCTCCACACCACGCTTGAGACGATCCGCAAAGAAAACGGCTACAGCGACACGCTCGCCTCGGTGCAGCGGTTTCAGCAGATCGGCCAGTCGAAAGGTGAAACGCCGCTAGCGATCCTGATGGAAGGCCTCGATCAGGTGGAGCACGAACTCTCCGGGAACGGGCAGGGCGTGACGGTGCGGAATATGACCGTGGGGGTGGAATTGACGGTGGTGCAGGACGAACAGACGGACGCACGGTCCGCCTCGGAAATTATGAATGCGCTCATTGCTGATGTGCAGAAAGCGGTCCTCGCCGAAGCGGGCGTCCAACGGGGCGGCGTCGCGATTGATACGCGCCCTGGTGATGTTACCCCGATTGCGTTTGTCGAAGGCGTGCCGGAACTGACGACGCTGGTGGAGTTCGAGGTGCGCTATCGCTATCGTCGCGATGATCCAACCCAGGGGGTGTAACATGGCCGTGATTCTTGCGGCAAGTACCTTTCTGAAAGATCCGACACGACAGATCGACGCCGGACCGGGCGAGACGATCTCGCTCACCCCGGACGAAGAAGCGGCCTTAATTCGATCCGGCAGTGCCGTCGCGGTCGAATCTGCCGCTCCACCGACATTGAAGAAGGGAGACCGTCGCCATGGCTGAATTTCTCTATCGCCGCATGGTGCTCGCGGCTAAGAAGGAAACGACAGAAGGGACGGCGAACGCGCCTGTGGGCGCAGATGCGAACCTGCTCGTCGAAGACGTCAAGTTCGTGCCGGACATTGACCAGCACGCCCGCAAGCCGCTGTCGAATGATCTCTCGGCCTATCCGTCGATTGCCGGGATGAAAAAGGCGCGCCTCACCTGCAAGGTCGAGCTGAAGGGCTCTGGCGCAGCGGGCACGGCCCCGGCGATCGGCAAGCTAATCAAGGCGTGCGGGTTCAGTGAGACGATCGTCCCGGCGACCAGCGTGGCCTATGCGCCGCTCACGCTGGCGGTCGATTCGCTCACGATCGATCTCTTCAGCGTCCCGGCCAGCGGGAACAACGTGCGGGAGCGCATGGTTGGGGCGCGTGGCACCTGGAAGATCGACGCGAAAGTGGGCCAGCCGGTCTACCTCGAATTCACCTTCACGGGGGCCCATGTGGCCGCCGTCGATGCCGCCGGGCTCACGCCCTCCGGACTGGAAACGACGCTGCCGCAGGCGTTTCTCAGCACGGCGTTTTCCATGCACGGCTTCGCTACGCATAAAGTCTCGATGTTTGCAATCGATTGGGGCGCACAGCTCGCCTACCGCACCGATATTTCGCTTGCGGGCGGGGTGTTATCTTCCCTCATTGTGGATCGCACGCCGACGTTTGCCTTCGATCCCGAGAAGGAACTCATCGCGACGCACGATTACTACGGGAAAATGAATTCCAACGCCGAGGGGGCGCTCTCGGTGGCGATCGGGGCGACAGCTGGAAACATCTGCACGCTCGCCGCGCCGAAAGCGCAATATACGAAGGTCGAACCGGGGAGCCGGGACGGTCTCGGCATCTATACGGTCTCAGGCCAGTTCAATCGGTCGAGTGGCAATGACGAATTGACGTTTACCTTCACATGATGCCCCCGACTGTTGCCGCACAAACCTTTGACCTCCTCGGGACGACCTATCGTCTAGAGCCGCTGTCCTTTCAGCAGGCGAAATGGATGGCCGAACACGTCCTCTTCGATGCGGAACTCGGTTTGATCGACGGCGACGCGCTCCATGATCTGTTGCGGGAGCGCGGACATCTGCTCGCGGCCATTGCGCTTGTGCCAGACGGCCAGACGCGCGCCGCGCATGCCTCGCAACCCTGGCCCACGCTGGCTGAGCGGGCGCAGGCGTTCAGCGCGGACGTGGACTTCGACACGCTGCTGGAGGTGGGCGCGGCTTTTTTTACGATCCATCCCCCGCAGCAGGTGGTCAAATGGCTGGCGGGGACACAGCGTCGGCGCGTGCTCGCGCAGGCCCTCGCCTTAGCTACCGAAGCTACCGAGAGTGGATCGAGGACTGCCTCGTCCTCCTCAGCGACGGCGACGTTACCAAGCTCAGATCCCTCCTCGTGGAGTGGGGGCCTGACGAGTGCGTCGGGGCGATCCGACGACGGACCGAACATCGAGAAGCCGAGCGCGCCATTCTTGGCTTCTGCGGCATCCAGCTGCCCTGGCTGAGCCGCGAGACAGCGGAGCTCGCCCCGCAGGGGATCGGGCAGGCGTGTGGGCAGCATCCCGAGATGCTGAAACTGTGCGGGGCGTTTTACGGGGACCAGCTGGCGGTGGGGTGCCGTCGCTGTCCCGGACCGGAGCGATAACCGATGCCTCTCGCCCAAGCCGAAAATCGGACACGCCTCAAAGATGCCGCGGGCAAAGAAGTGGTGTTCGCGGAGCAGACGACCGCGCGGATGACCATGACGCTGCTCGACGAAACAGGTGTCGCCGTGCCGCTCGCTGGGATCGACACGGCCACGCTCACGATCTACGCCCGCGAGGAACCATCGCAACCCGTCATTAACAGTGTGGATCAGGTGAACATCAAAAATACGGGCCGGGGGACCATCCACGCGACGAGCGGGTTGTTGACGTTGGTGCTCGATCCAGCCGACAACGCGATCCACAATCCCGCAAATGATCTGGAGTGGCATCGGCTACTGATCGAAATTGGCTACAGCACCACGAAGAAACTGAAATACGAAATCGATGTCCCCGTGCGGAATCTCTACAAAGTGACTTAAGGAGGAGTGACCATGGTGCTGAAGCGACAGTATCGCAAACGGATCGACGGCTCCTTGCAGACGCCGCCGGTCGTGTCGCATATGGAAATCAAGCATACCGGCCAGTCGCCGGAGCAACATTTTTCTACGCGATTGGTGGCGGCGGGACTGGCAGAAGGCTGGCTCGTGATCGAGGGTAGCACGCTCACCCTCAAGGCGCAGCCGCAGGATCTGATCTATCAGATTCGGCGCACACCGGGGACCTATCCGATTGAGGGCAACCCCTCAGGTGTGGAGACGATCCATTACTACGACTGCATCCTGGATGCGGCCCAGCACGCGCGCTTTCGGCAGGGCGCGCAGAAAGTGGGGGTGTAACGATGGCAGATTTTGTCTACAACATTGCGAAGGGGCGGGTGGCTGAACTCTACAACCGAGTCGATACCAACGATCCGGCGAATTCGGCGCTAATCATCATGGTGCTGGCCACGTCCGGGATTGAATCGGACGCCACGCTGAAGGACAAAGATGATTTTGCGGCGGTCGTCTCCGGGACGACGAACGAAGTGACGAACACGAACTACGCCCGCAAAACGCTGACGGATGCGGACCTCGTGGCCTTCGCCCCGGACGATACCAATGACCGGGTGGACCTGGATATTCCTGACCAAACCTGGACGGCGGTGGGGGCCGGTGATGGGTGGAACGACATTGTGATCGGCTACGACAACGACACGACGACCGGCACGGATGCCAATATCATCCCGTTGACGCAGCATGATTTCGTGGTGACGCCGGATGGGTCGGACATTACGGCCCAGATCGCGGCGGCGGGATTCTTTCGGGCGAGCTAAGCA